TCCGTTGTACGGAAACCCATAAACATATTTAATTCCGTTAAGTGCAGCCGTATCACCAGTAGCACCAGTAAAGACAAAGTAATCAGTCTGTGTGTCCCCCGCAGAGGTAAGGCTAGTGCCGTCTGCACTAAGGTTACGCAGACTGTAAGCAGCTGCTGCCTCAATGATAGGGCCGTCACGACCCGTAGCTGTAAGCTCACGTAGGTCAAGTGGAGGTGTGATCTGCTCGTTGACCCAGTTCGTTAGAACCGAGGTACTAATGTCCTGAGCCGTAAAGTCCCGTTCGTTATTGTCACTTTCACGACGGACACGGACAACCGCAGGGCTGTCCGATCCTAGGTTACGTAGGCTATAAGCAGCAGAAGCCCCTTCAGCAATCTGAAGGAGATTCTCGCCTACCCTGTCCGTAATGGGGGTATGCCCCAGGGAACCCTTTAGGCTAAGGTACATACTAGTACTTGTGGCAGATTACTAGACCGCTAGTTACAGCAACTGCGCTGAACTGACCGTAAAGAATTGTGCCTGCGCCAATGCCTACACCCGTAAGTGCAGCACTGCTCTGGTCAACATTGTTTGCTGTAAGGACTGAAAAGTTAGTATCAGTAACTAGTTGAATAGCTCCGTATCGTTGACCAGTGACGGAGTCACCAGCGTTAAGTACTTCTGATCCAACTGAGGAAAATTCTAGTGTGTTATTTCTTGATGAACTCATAATTGTATTATAGCACAAGTGCTATCTCGCTTGGTTACTTACGTACGTTGAAAATCTTTTGTTAATAGTATTATTGTTAGATCGCATATCGATCTTTTCTAACTCAAGCGCAAGGTAAGTACCTGCAACTTGTTCTTCAGTCATAGCCTTGTCGTGCTGACCATCCATACGTAGGAAGTCTGCATACACGGAATGCGCTAAAAAGAAAAAGAACTCATATGGAATATTTGTGGAGTCCTCCGTAAAGGTAGGTAACTCCTTCTGGTAGTTTACGAATACTGAAGTTGCATCATTGGTAACAACGTTAAGTACGTGCGCACCACTTGAATCAACGTAGAACTCGTACTCTAGTGCAGAGTTACGAAGGAACGGTTGAGTCCGATAGATGCGTTGGAAGTCTGAGATATTGTCCAGGCCAGCCTCTGCATAGGGAACTAATCCTGAGTCCCCCAGTGCACGCTCTTCCCCGATAACAGCGTAGCGTGGCCAGCTAGGGCTAGTACGGTACGCTTCAAATGCTCGTCGGTTGACGAACTGTAAAATATTAAGCTTCTCCTCTGGAGTAAAGCTACCTACACCCGAAAGTGCCGTTACTAAGTTATATAAATCGCTGTAGGTTTTTGTCTGCATTATAGCTTGTTCGGCGTAAGGTCTGAGAAATTCTTTTGGAAATACTGCAGGAACTCTTTGGAGTGCACTGTCTCTTGTCCATATTTTTTAATAAGTCTAAAGTACTCACGATGCGGAATAGTTGCAACGCAACGTCCTAGTACTGGGTGCACCTTGCCACGCTGTTCCGTAGCTTCTTTACGAGCTTGGTTTACACGATTAACTTCGGTCCGTTTCTCAAGTGCAAATCCATTCTTGATTTCATCCATAAAAGCCTTATCGACCTCTGCATCAGAATAAGTTGTAGCTGGTGTAATTATATCCATATTAAAAATTAAAAGTAAAAAAGGGGAGAGGCTGGGATTATACCAACCCCTCCCCAGAAATTCAAGCAGGATTACTGAGTAATCTTACCGTGAGCCTGCGGGTGGTAAACACCGAGGGTCAATGTGCAATCGCAGAAACCACGCTCGCCGCCACCTTCGTTAGGTAGACGAGTCGAACCCATAGGGATCAGCTCGTGCACACCGTAGTACTCAGGGTTAAGCAGGTAGCCGTCATTGAAGTCCGAACCGCCAGCAATAGTTGCAGGAGCAGTGTCTGGGTTCATGTTGACGATGGATACGATGCCGTGGTCGCTTTGGTAAAGCTCGACAGAGAGTTTGATCTCAGCCTTGTTACCATCGTAGTTGACCGAACGGATGCTTTCAGTAGCTCCAGCAGATACACGAGCGAAGTCAGCAATAGTGCGACGAAGGCCAGTATCAGCAACAAGCATAAGGTTGTTGGAGCTGCCAGTCTTACGGTAGATCGAAGAGATCATGTCGTTAAGAGCTTCTTCACCAAATGCACCAGAAGTGCTGATGTCATAGATAGAAGCAGCAGGAGTGCGGAAGTTAGCAGGAACGTCAGCAGGACCAGCAGAGTCGATCCAGTCACCAAGACCACGAAGGCCGTAATGTATACCAGCACCGTCTTCTACGCTGCGATCTTGTGTACCGATCAATGTAGCTTCGATGTCACGCTTAAGCTCACGAATAGCCTTTGCTTCAGCTTGTGCAACCTTAGCTGGGCCTACGCTGTCAACAGCTTCTTGAAGGTCAGAGACCTTGAAGTTACGGCGGAACTTTTGAACGTAGTTACCAAGGCGAGCACGGCCAGCAAACTGGTCAGTGAACGATGTTACGTCTGCGCCTTCTTCTACACCAGCAGTGCTAGGAGCAGCAAGTACGTCTACAGTCCACTCAGTGAATGTAGCACTTGACTTCTTTTTAGAAGCAGAAGAAAGAACAGGAGTTTCTTCGGGAGCCAAGATGGTAAGTACATCTGTGAGGTCTTCACGATTAGAAACGGCGGAACCAGAATTAATGGTGTCGAATGTATTTGAGAATGCCATAATATTTTATGTTTGAATTAATTAGTTTGAGAAGCAGAGCTTCTCTATTTATCTATTTTGTAGTTGAAGGGTTCTGAGAGTAATGAAGTCACTCTTATCACCTGATTGCTTGAATTGATTGTTCAAGTTCTTGATTGATTTACTTGTACGGCTTGCTGGCTTTTCTGAGCCTGCTGCACTAGGAGTAGAAGTATTTGATGGGTTAAGTCGTACCTTGGACTTAACGCTCTTTACTTCTTTCCGACCGTAGATACTATTAGCGGCGTGCGCTAGTAAGTACGGCATCTGTGCTTTAACGTCAGCGGGTAAATTAGTCATCAATGTATCGACCCGAGGGTCGCTCATAATGGCCTGGTATTCACGCCGTGTATCGTTGTCTTCACCTGTCATCCAAGGTAACTCAGCTTCAGCCTGAGCACTTAGGTGCTCCTGCATTTGTTTGCTTTGTTCAACCTTCTGGATTTCCTCCAGGCGAGCAGGAAGGAATTTGTCACGGGCTTTACGTGCCTGCAATAATGCATTGCGGACATCAGCCTTAGTCATCTCCTTGCCTTCTACTTCCGTGACTACGTCATCAGCTTCATATCCGTCTGCATTGAACATAATGTCCTCTGCCCATTCAATAACATTACTAGCATCCGTAGCTTTTGATTGCAGGTCCTCAAGAGTCCCTACGCTATCAAACGGATTGTTTGTAACTTCTTTCTTTGGTGTAAGCGGATTGTTTTCCTGGGCAAACATTTTGGACTCCAGTTGTTGGAGTCTTTCCTCTGCTGCCTTTCGTTTAGCTGTGAGTTCTCCAAAGCGAGCTACTGCACGGCTGCCTAGCTTGTCGGCTAGTTCACGCAGTTCCACTTCGGACATATCATCTAAATCAATCTGAGAAAGAACTTGCTCGTCTGTTTCCGCTTCGGGAGTTTCGTCTTCAGTACTCTCGTCTGATTCTTCTACTCCTTCTACTTCTTCAGAAGCAATTTCGTCGGCTACCTCTTCTTCAACCTCGGGAGCTTCTTGCTCTTCTGGTTGAGGGGTTGGTTGCCCTAAGCGTTGGATCGCAAAATCCTCTGCTGTGATATTTGTCTTTTCCGCTGTATTATTTTCAGGTTCAGCGTTTCCTGCTGTGACTTCTTTGTTCATATATTTCCACTCTTCAACGCCGAGCGATAGCTATGGTTGCATTATAGCACACGAAATGTATGCTATGAAATTATTCATTGGGTGAAGTCTCTGCCCAACTGGCCATTGTAATAATCTGATCGTAGCTTAGAATGCGACCTGAGAGCTGCTGTAGCTTATCAGTTGGAACCTCGTGCATTTCTCCAATGCACTCTTCCCGCATTTGCTTGATTAGGTCAATGAAGCGGTTAAACGAATCGTGCCGCTTTAGATGTTCAATGTCTTCTTCAATCGTCATATTAGTACTGTCCCATATTTTGAGTTCCTACTTCCCCCATTTGCGCTGGGGTTGTACCGATGCGGCCAATCTCAGCGTTCTGCATTTGTTGCATCTGGAATTGATACTGACCTGCGTACTTCTGCAGGCGACTCGCAAAGGCTTCGTCCTCTTGTAGCTTTTGCTGGATGTCAGGCTGCTGACCGTACTGCTCTAGTACTTGCATTGCAATCTGACCACCGCTTGCACGAGCTGGCATTTCAATGCCTGCATAGATCTTCGTCAGGTCGTCGGTTACGTCTTTGACTACCTGCTGCTGTGCATCCTCTACAGGTGTCAGCACGGAGTCCGCTAGGATCGGATCAACACTGCTTGCCATTACTGCAAGTAGTTTATCAACGTCGATACGGCCATTGCGGTCCAGTTGGATAAGCTGTGTCATTTGAGCAAGCTTAACTTCCTGAGACTTAGGATCTGTGTTTAGCACATCGTAGTTAATAGTAATATCAAAGTCTGCGTCAGGGTCACCTCGGTCCATTACTTGTGGGTCAGGTATTCCAGTTACACGGAAGAATACTTCGTCTGGTCCAAAGCGTTGGAAGCAACGGTACGCCATACGCATAACCTCTGCATTATGCTGCAAGAACTTGTCCACGAGGAACTGCTTGCGTACACTAGAGATCTGAGAGTCTTCGTCTAGTCCGACTAGGCGATCCGCTAAACCCTCTAGGGTCTGCTCGATCTCAATGGAACCAACAGGTGCAGGAGGCACAGGTGCAAAGTCCAGGTCACCCTTACGGCGGTAAGGAATCATACGACCAGGACCCCAGTCACTTGGTGCCTGACCTACTGGGTGCAGGATAGGGGGTAGCGTAGATAAACTGTTGCGATCAATGCGAGAGTCACGCTCTACCTTAACTTGATTCTGGATACCACGAAGAATATCTGGGACCGTAGTTGTATCATATAGACGCTTGCTGTCCTCTGACAGCTTTGTGACTACCACTGGGTAGTCCTCGTAGCCATTTAGTAGCTCACGCTTAGCGTAACCTGGTGCTTCGTTGTTCTCCCCGCTGTACTCCTTGTGGAATACTGTGCAGTAGATACCCTCTGAACCATCGTCAGGATCGACCAACCGCTGGTACGCATACACGATTTCTATTAGTTCATGCGCCTCGTAGGCGTTATCGGTCAAGCTAGTACTGCGGCGGCCTTCCTGTTCTCTTTCAACGCTATCTATATTAACACCTCTGTAGTGCTCGATAATATAATCAACAAAATCTGCGTCCCAGCCTGCTGTAGCTACCTTATTCTCTAGCTCTTGAGCAGTGTAGTAAGTCTTCCAGAAGCAGTAAGGTGCACGCTGTGGATCAGTTACATAAGCTGGGAAAAAGAAATCTCCGTCTGGGGCAAGTGTCTTAATCTCTGGTGCGTCAATCTGACGGCGTACAGTTGGAAGCTCCGCTTCCCCGAACTTGCGTAGGTCCTTGAGTGCTTTCTTTGCTCGCTTGTCCGTTACACCGTCAAAGATGTTCTGAAGCATAAGCACTAGCTCATCGTCATTTTCACCTGACTTAACTGCACCGAAAATATTTGGGTCTAGCTCTGCGATCTGCTCAAGTGTAAGCTTCTGTAGGAACTGACGGTCCTCTGTGTGCCAGCCTACATAAGTAATAAGCATTCCACGCTCTAGCAGGTAGTTGGCACCTAGCTCCATTTCACGCTTGTAGCGAGGGATATACCCACTGGTTACCATCCACTTTAGGAATGAAGATACAATCTCTGCACGGGCAATATCATTGGACTCCACTGGATAAGCACGAATGTTAGACCGATTCAGCGAAGACATAAACAAAGACACCAGTCGTGTAATGCGTTCGTCAATGACGTGGCTCTCTGTGTCTGATGCTCCCTCCCAAGGGAAAGCATCTGCTCCGTGCTTGCGGTGGTCACGGCTCTTGCCTGGCCACCAGTTGCGACGATCATCGTAGCTAGTACGACACAAATCAAAATAAGCTTCCAGCTCGTTTACCGTCTGGTCGTATGCGTTGCGTAACGCAGTAATGTCTGGAGAAGCATCGACGTATGTCAGTGCCTCAAAGGTTGATTTATTTTGCATCTATTTTTTTCTTTGCTGATTTAGTAATGTCGTGAATGTAGCCTTTGTATACCCCAATTTTATCACATAATTCCTGTGGACGCATTGGTGTCTTCAGTTGGTGCTTCACATAACGATTTAAGTATTCCCAACCAGCAAGTCTGTCTACCTGCTCCTTGATCCATTCTGGATCTAAAGTAATGTCATCTTCAGGTGGATTCATTTAACATAGCGATAAGAGGTTCCATTAATGTCAGTGATTGCCTCTACGTTGACATTTTTCCCAGGCGTGAAGTAATTCTCAAATTTGCGAGGAATTACTACTGGGACCTTCTTTTGTATCTCCTTGATATACACATAGATGTAACTTCTGTTTGGAGCTTTTGAGTGCACTGCACCACGGTAACGCTTAGGCGTAAGCTCAGGAATGTCTACCGCTTCCTTTAGTATTTCCTGTCCTTCTTCGTTGATCCACCTGGCCTTTCCAGTTCCAGTAATCGTATGCTCTGGCAGCTTGCTTTCTACTAGCTCCAAGAGGTAATCCAGTTCAACTTCGTATTCATTTGCAATTGTTTGTACTCGTTTCTTAGGCATATTAGTATCCTCCTTTTTTGTTTGTAGTTGTTTGCATTGATGCATCAGACATAAAGTCTGGGCCTTCGCCACCGTTCGACATTCGCAAATAGCGTATAACGTCAAAGAAATCCTTTAGGGGTTCGTCGGACTTTCCACTAGAATTGTAGTTAATCAGGCTGTCGATCAGGTTCCCGCAGTCCTTATGGATGTAGCACATCGGTCTGTTAGCTGCGTCTACTCCTGCATTCGGGTTGTAGTTAAACCAATCATCGAGGGCAGTAATGCCCTGCTCCTCCATTACTCCGCTAGAAGGAATAAAGCTTAGACCAAAGTCATAGAAGGATGTAAAAAGATCATCATTGTTTTCGTTCTCCTTTGCAAAGAATCTCGAGTCACCAATTCTTTCGGTTACCTCAATGCCTAGGTCTTCCTCGATCTCCTGGAATAGCTCGCAGTAACCCTCTACGTTAAGGCCCACCTTCTTAGATGCAGGGCCGTATCTCCACTTCGGGTCACCGAAGATAGCCCACTCCCCAAAGGTATCACGGTCTGGCCATTCTTTCCTAATAAAGACTTCTCCTTCAGCATTTACCCCAGCCCAGATGCAGGTATAGTTCCTTGCACCAGCAGGGTCAACTACCTGATAGCAGGTGAACTCCGACTTATCCGAGATGTCGGGGAACGTCATCTTGTATTTATTCGGTTCCTCATCTAGTACATTTACTTCTGTGTTGAAGTAAGGTAGCAGTGCATTCGCTGATTTAACTGGTACGCCGTAGGCACGTACCATTATGACCGACTCAGGCTGGTTGACCAGGTCCTTGGCTATACGTTCGTAGCCACCAAATGGATTCTCATCTGAGTGCAGGTATACAACACTTGCATCTCTACTAGGGCTATACTGCTCAATAGGTACTGGCTTTTGTTTCAGTAGTGCAGCAGGTCTAGTCTGCAGTGTTTCTGCATTCTTTAGGTACTCAGAGATAAACGGTGTATATCCGTCAATCGGGGTAAACCCAATGAGCATCTTAGAGTTACGGGTAGCCAAGCGGAACCGCAAAGTATTAACCAGTGCAGCGTCCCCTAGGTACTCGTCTAACCAAGCCCCGATATTCAAACCTGCTGGTTTCTTGAACCCGAACTCAAAACCCTCAAGGATAGTCTGGTTGTTACTGTACTGAGTATAGGTCTTGAAGTCTACACGGGTCCTGGTATCTGGGAAGATAAACGAAGAGGCCGTGAAGCCATTCTGCATAGAGTAGTTGATGTATCCGTCTACGCTCTTGGTCTTGCGCTTGAACTCCTTGGGCATCATCTCCCATACGGCGGACTGCTGTACCTTGATGGAGGTATCTGCATTCTGTGAGAAGCATACGATATGCCCGTCCATACTTTCGGTGACGGCTTCCATAAGCATCTTGGCACAGCCAGTAGTCTTGCCGCTGCGATTGCCACCTAGTGCCAGTACTTCATTGTTCTTACGTAACCCTGTACGTATGCGGTCCCATCCAGCTAGGTCAAAGCCGTAGCGTATAGGGTCTTCCTCTGCTGCCTGTATACGTCCTTCGTGAGCCTCGTGCAGGGCCGCCAATAGTTTAGGGTCCTGCTCTCCAAGCAGGACTATCTC